CGACAGAGGAAGCGAAGATGATCGCACAGATCATCAACGAATCGACTGCGGCGGCTGCGTCCTCATCTTCTGGGGCTGGTGTTCAGTCCATTTCCAAAGCGGAGAAGCGAAAACAAAAGAAGCTCTTAGACAAGGTCAAACTCTCTCAAAAGAAAAGTTTACCGAGTTCAAAGACCTCCTCGAGTTCGGCGTCCCACGCCGCGGTGCAGAAGCAGAGCGACGCAGTCTTGAAGTCCATGGTGGATTGTTTAGAGAAGGCCTTATCCCCGATCTTGGGGCGATTGGAAAAGCTAGAGGATACCAAACCGAAAGCTGCTCCAAAAGCTACAAGCTCCCAGAAGGCTTCACGGACCAATTCCCCACCTGCGAAACCCCAAAGTTCTTCCACAACTCAGCTTTCAGAGTCGAAACAAGCGGTACGTCGACGCAAACAGCGCGATGCGACTGCTGCTCTGAAAGCGCAGGTAGCTGCATTAGAGTCGAAGCAGGCGGCGTAAGCTTCTGCAGACTTCTGGTGCAGCGGGTGGAGGAGGTGGTCGACAAGGAACTGAATCCGACTGGTAGCCCTGGTATTCCCTTGGCGTTGCTGAAGAAAACGAATAAAGAGCTTAGAGCTGATTATCGTGATCTTCTTATCAATTCAGTTTTATGTCGACTTGGCTTGTTGGTGCGGTTTGTAGTACAGAATCGCGCTGGATGGGGTGAAGTCATCGACCCGATGGCTATGGTACTCAATGGTCTCTGTGATCCTATTCGGATTTTCATTAAGAACGAACCGCATAAGATGTCTAAAATTAGAGCTGAAAGGCTTAGATTAATATCTAGTGTGTCAGTTATAGATGGAATAATAGATAAGGTGTTACATGATGATATTGTGCAAGCTTTCATTAGGAACTATGAAGAGAGCTGTGTTAAGACGGGATGTGGTCAAGCAGATGATCACTTGGCACACTTATGTGCTGAGATGCGTGAAATGACGTGTCCTTGTTCTGACGATGTCAAGGGATGGGATTGGAGTTACAGAGATTGGTGTTATGTGTTAGCCACAGAGACTAATCTACATTGCGAGCTTA